CACCCCTCGGACTTCAGAATCCGATACTAGTAAAACCACGGTATTTAAAGGTAATACCGTAAACTCCAGGCCGTGGCGACGTATCTAAGGAATCGAACCTTAGTGATTATCACCAGAATGCGTCGTTTACCGACACCTGAGACGAGGGGCTGAACAATTTTCAGCATAGAAAGCATAATGCTTGAGGCGGTCCTAATAGAAATGACCTACATCATCGAGACTTAACTCGTCTCGAGTTCGCTCATAATTGGCGACGATGTTTTTGGCCCTTTCTATTGACTCCTTAACTTCATCTTTCTTTCTCCAATCAATCGACGAAACGTTGATTGCCTTATTGGTCTTCGCCAGGTCGTGGATATTCGACCATGATCCTGACCCTGGTTTAGAAGCCAAGGCAGCATCAAGGTCTAATCTCTGAGAAATAAATTCCCAAAGATACGCCCACATACCTGGAGAAATACCTTTTAAGCAGAATTCTAGCATTCTGTTGGGCCATGTTCGTGAGACCTGAACTTTGTAGAAATTTCTTACAAAGAACAGAATATTCTCATCGAGCATGATTAAAGCTTTCCGGGTAAAATCTAGTTTGTCCTGTAACAGGGCATTCCAGATATTATACCGCATAAAGGAAGGATTTGTTCCGCGTTCCGCGAAACACCATGTGATTGCATTCGCATCCACAAGGCCGGAACCGTTCAAGAATGAATTCAATCCGAAAGTAGCCCATAACACATTCCATTTCTGTGCCTTGTATTCACTAGGCAGAGAATTGGTTGTCGCTAGAAGCTCTTGGAAAGTTGTTAACAATCCAAGTTTGAACATCTCGGCAAACAATGCTGCTAAATAGAATTTATTTCTAATTAGTCTTAAGAGAAGTCCAGGGCCAATTGGTGTTAAAGAAACACCTTCTGGTCCCACCCATCGTTTCGCAAATTCAAGGAATCTTGGTGATTCCACGGATTTGGAAAGATTGATTGACACTCCTAAGTATTGCATGATCGCCAAATATTCTGAAGCTACAGCGTCGTCGGCAATGACTATGTCATCACCAAGGACAGCGTACATAGTAAATCGGAATTTACCAGCACGCAAGGCTGCAACTTGCACTAGGACATGATGCGTAAGGGCCAACATTGCCCAGCTCGAATATGCCCCCATCGGTTGTCCAACCGCATACTTATAATCTTTTCCCTTATAGGCCCACCAGATTGAGTTTAAAAGCTCTTTCCAGTGATAACCTAGATTAGGAAACAAGATATCTAAGATTTGCGCTTGTACATCGATAGGAAGTCTATCCGTAGCCGCTGACAAGTCGAACGAATGGAAAATTGTCCCCGGAGGAGCCATCTCAACTAAACGTTTGAGAGGAGCCTCTTGGTTGAAAGTTCCATCCATAGGAATTCTTTCTAGAACACTCAAGATAAGATTGTGAAGTGGTTTTAAGGCAACCTGGATCCAATAATTGGTAATACCAACTATTCTGGATTTTCCAGCTTGATCTTTAACTACTCCCAACTTACCTATGAATAGTTCCTGAATCCCTCCGAGTATGAATATAAATGTCATAACCGGAGCAGCTACCAACACAATGCAAAGAATCCACGCATTCCAGTAAGACCCATTGAAGTTGTGAAATAAATTATATTTAAATAGTTTAATTCCAACCTTTGGATAAAACAGGAAAGCGGCTGCGTCTAAAGATGCCCCCCAAGTGCTTTTACAAGCATTAGGGGAAGCAGTCTCGAGAACCAGCAACTTGGGTGATTTCATTTGCGGTACCGATAAGGGAAGATTCAATAGTGCTCGAGAAAGCTCCGAAGATGGCATCGTGATACCACTCCCTGAAAACGGATCTAAGATCGTTTTCAGAGAAACTTTAGGGAACACATTGAAAATTCTAAAGACAGACAGAATGGTTAGGATACAAACTATGTTCCGTTGAACCTTCACAGATCGCAAACCGGGAGTTATTCCGTGTTTGCTTGCCTCTTCAGTAACGGGCCCGATGATAAATCGCGCAACGTACCGATGAAGCTCGATCCGTAAAGAAAACGGTAACAAAGTAGGCAGACC